GGTCTTGATCGGGGTTTGAGGGCGCGGCTGGGCCGGCGCCGGCGGTCGAGCGGCGGCTTTCGGCCGGGGGACGATCACTTCGGGCGGGCGGCGGGCGGGGCGATACAGGACGGACTGGCCGCGCTCGTCGATGGTGAAGATTTCGCCGAAGGACGTGGTCGAGAAGTCGATGGCGCGGGTGTCCTGGCCATAGCTCTGGCCGTGCAGGGCCATCAGCCGGCCCTGGCGCAGCTCGATCTGGAAGCCGATGGGATCGGGCAGGTCCGCCACCATCGCATGGACCGTGCCGAACAGGCCGGTGGCGTCGGGATTGGCGGTGCGCCGGTCCGCGTCGACCAGAAACTGGGAATAGAGGCCCGCGCCCGTGTTGCGGCGCAGGCCGGGCGAACTGGACGCCGCCTGGGCGGTCAGATCGGGCACGCTGTCGCCCATCTGCCAGGCCATGGCCTCCATGACGGCGCTTTCGAGCGGCGTGAGATGGGACATCAGGCGACGTCTCGAACGACAAAATTATCAAGAAGGCGGTTCACGCCTCGACCCTAACCGCAACGCGCGGTTCTTCAACCGGAGAGATCATGAAAGAGACCAAACAGGCGTCGGGCCAGCCCGAGGCGCGCGAAGTCGTGCGCGAGATGATGACGGCGTTCGAGGCGTTCAAAGGGGCGAACGACGTCCGGCTGGACGAGATCGAGAAGAAGGCGGCGGCCGATGTGCTGCTGGAGGAGAAGGTGGCGCGCATCGACCAGGCGGTGGCGGCGGCCCAGGCGCGGCTGGATCGGGTGATGAGCCAGAGCCGGCGTCCGGTCATTGGGGGCGAGCCGGTCGAGCCGGCGTCTGCGCCGGAGGCCAAGGCGGCGTGGGACGGCTATCTGAAGACGGGTCAATCGGGTGCGCTGGAGGTGAAGGCGGGCCTGTCGGGCGGCGCGACCTCGGGCGGCTATGTCGTGCCGTACGAGACCGAGCGCGCCATCGAGCGGCGTCTGATGGCGGCGTCGCCGATGCGCGAGATCGCCACGGTGCGCACGGTGGCGGCGGGCGTGTTCAAAAAGCCGGTGTCGACGGCGGGCGTGGCCTCGGGCTGGGTGGCGGAAACCGCTGCGCGACCCGAGACCGATCCGGCGACCCTGGCCCTGCTGGAGTTCCCGTCGGCGGATCTTTACGCCAATCCGGCGGCGACCCAGGCCCTGCTGGACGACGCCATGGTCGATCTGGACGAATGGCTGGCGGCCGAGGTCGAGGACGCCTTTGCGGCCCAGGAGACGGCGGCCTTCGTCAATGGCGACGGTGTGAACAAGCCGCGCGGCTTCCTGGCCTATCCCACCGTTGCGGATGCCGGACAGACCTGGGGTCAGATCGGCTATGTGGCGTCGGGGGCTGCCGGTGGGTTCGCTGCCAGCAATCCGGCGGATCGTCTGATCGACCTGATCTATGCGCCCAAGGCCCAGTATCGGCCGAACGGGCGGTTCGTGATGAACCGCAAGACGGTGTCGGCCGTGCGCAAGTTCAAGGACGCGGACGGCAACTACATCTGGCAGCCGGCGACGCGGCTGGGCGAGACGGCGAGCCTGCTGGGCTATCCGGTCACTGAGATCGAGACCATGCCGGACGTGGCGGCCAACAGTCTGTCGATCGCGTTCGGGGACTTCCAGAGGGGGTATCTGATCGTGGATCGGGCGGGGGTGCGGGTGCTGCGCGATCCCTATTCGGCCAAGCCCTATGTGCTGTTCTACACGACCAAGCGCGTGGGCGGCGGGGTGCAGAACTTCGACGCTTTGAAAGTCATGAAGTTCAGCGCGAGCTGAGGCGTTAGCGGCTTTCCCTCCCCCTGCGGGGGAGGGTGGCTGAGGCGCAGCCGAAGCCGGGTGGGGACGGCAGGGCGACCGGACTGGGATCGCTTACCAAGCCTGCGTCCCTACCGGGCCGCCCCCACCCGGTCGCTGCGCGACCACCCTCCCCGAGGCGGGGAGGGAGAATTCTGAGTTCGACAATGGAGATTGCCATGGCGCAACCGGTGACGGCGGCGGAGGCGAAGCTGTTTCTGCGGGTCGAGCATGAGGCCGAGGACGGGCTGATCCAGACCTTCATCGAGGCGGCGCGGGCGCGGGTGGAGGCGGATGTGGGGTTGAGCCTGACGTCCACCTCCCCCGCGCCGCTTAGGCTGGCGATCCTGATGCTGGTGCTGCGGGCCTATGAGCGGGGCGATCCCGACATGGCGGTGGAGCCGGTCGAGGCCTGGATCGCGCCCTATCGCGTGGTGCGGCTGTGAGGGTGCTGACGGGGCTGTTCCAGCCGATGGAGGCCGAGACGCCCTATGGCGGGCGCAGCGTGACGTTCGAGCCGCTGGGGGCGATCTGGCTGAAAGCCGGGACGCGGCGACGGGTCGAGCGCGGCGAGGGCGATCGGCGCCGGTCGGTCGAGACGATGCGGGCCGGGACGCGGGCCGATCCGAGGCTGGCGGTCGGGCGCGTGCTGCGCTTCGGCGGGGCGGACTGGACGATCCGTCTGATCGCGGAGCCGCGGCCGGGACGGGTCGAACTGGAGCTGGAGCGGACGCGATGACGGACCACGAGGGCGCGCTGCAGAAGGCGATGGTGGCGGCGCTGAAGGCCGATCCGGCGCTGTCGGCCCTGATCCAGGGGCGGGTTTACGACCACGCGCCGGAAGGGGCGCTGTGTCCCTATCTGGCGCTGGGGCGGTGCGAGAGCCGGCCTGTGGCGGCGGACGGAGGCGGGGTGGAGCAGCGGCTGACCCTGACGGGCGTGTCGCGCTTCGCCGGGTCGGAAGAGGCCAAGGCGATGGCGGCGGCGGTGCGGGCCTGCCTGCATGAGACGACGCTGGAGGCCGACGGCGTGCGGACGGCGACCCTGAGGGCGACCTTCGCCGACGTCTTTCCGGCCGGGGACGGGCGGCGGACCTATGCGGTGGTGCGGCTGAGGGCGGTGACGGAAGACGTGAGTGGTGATGCGTGAGTCGTGAGCGGCGACGACGCCGGCCGGCGCGCAATCACCCGTCACGAATCACGATTCACGACCAATGGGAGAGACGGAAATGACGGCACAGGCCGGCAAGGACATGCTGCTGAAGATCGAGGGGACGCCTGGTGTGTTCACGACGGTGGCGGGGTTGAGGGCGCGGACGATCTCGCTGAACGCCAGGACGGTGGACGCGACGGACGGCGACAGCGCCGGACGGTGGCGCGAACTGCTGGCCGGCGCAGGCGTGAAGTCGGCGGCGGTGTCGGGGCAGGGCATCTTTCGCGACGCGGCGTCGGACGCGCTGGTGCGCGAAGCCTTCTTCGACCAGGCGGCGAAGCGGTGGCGGCTGATCGTGCCGGACTTCGGCGTGCTGGAGGGGCCGTTCCTGGTCGCGGCGCTGGAATACGCCGGCGAGCACGAGGGCGAGGCGACCTTTGCGCTGAGCCTGGCCAGCGCAGGCGCCATCGGGTTCAGCGCGATATGAAACCTCGTGAATCGTGAATCGTGAGGAGAAGCATCGATCACGCATCACGCATCACGATTCACCGCTCACGAAATCGAAGTTGGAGATGTGATGAACGGGGCGCGGGGTGAAGTGGTCGTTGAAGTCGGCGGCGAACGGCGTCGGGCCTGTCTGACGCTGGGGGCGCTGGCGGAGATCGAGACGGGGCTGGGCGTCGACGGGATGGCGGCCGTGGCGGAGCGAATGAAGGCGCTGTCGGCGAGGGATTTGATGGTGGTGCTGGCGGCGGTGTTGCGCGGGGGTGGTGAGGCGACGCCGGATGTCGCGACGGCCGATCCGCGCGAGGCGGCGGTCGCGGTGGCGCAGGCGTTTGCGGCCGCCGCACGATGACGCCGTGGGGCGAGATGTTGCGGCTGGCGGCGGCGATGGGCGTGGCGCCCGAGGCGTTTTGGCGGCTGTCGCTGAAGGAGTGGCGGATGCTGACGCAGGCGTCGCGCGGGACGGCGCCGCTGGGGCGCGAGGGACTGGCGCGACTGATGGAGGTTTGGCCGGATGGCGGATGAGTTCGGGCGGGACGGGATCGATCAGGTCGCGATCAAGGCCGCCGAGGCCGGGGCGGCGCTGGAGGCGTTGAAGGCGCCGGCGCA